ATCCTTGTTTTAGTGGATTTATCGGTTAATCAGCAGCAGGCAAGTTTGGATTGGCAGTAGATGGGTAGTTTCAATCCTTGTTTTAGTGGATTTATCGGTTAATCATTTATTCTGAACTAATGAGCAAGTATTTATATTTTAAAACTAACAAAATGCTAACAGAAGATGGTTTCTTTTTTAATACTGTAGATAATTTAAGATTAGACACAACACTAACAGGAAAACAACAGAGAAAAGCTATAAACAAACTAGAAAAGTTAAAGTTAATAGAAACCGATTTAAGAGGCTTGCCCCCTAAAAGACATTTCAAACCTGTAAAAGACTTAAATAGATTGAGTGAATTAATCCAGGAGGGCAGAGAAAAGAGAGAAAAATTAAAGCAAAAATTGGCTGAAAACGCCGAAACTAGCAAAAACCGCTATAATGGCACATTTAAATATGACAAATCTGCTGAAACTAATAAGCAGAATGTGCGTGTAAATAATACTAATGAAACTATACTAAACAATAATACTAAAAGTATAGGAGTGTCTATCGACAACTCCCACTTACCTTTTACTTCTGGATACCAACTGATGAAATACTTTGTTGATGAGAGGAAGCGACTACATAACAAGGACACTAAACTTACTAGAGAGAAATGGCAGGAATATCATAATCAATTTGACAGCGAATTGCATTGTAGAGTTGGGAGCAAAGAAGGACACATTAACATAAATAAGGACATGATCGATACTTATATGAATAGACAGTTTAACATTGAAGTTGATTACAGCATAGCACATTTTTTAAGTGGTGGAATAATAAGCATATTAGCAGTAGAAGAAGGATTGATATAAGGAGGTGTTGTCGGTGCAATGTAAAGCTAAAACAAATACAGGAGAACAATGTAATAGAGAAACAGAAGAAGAATATTGTTGGCAGCACCAGGGAAATAAAAACAAGGGCGGCAGACCAGAAATTTACTCAAGCAGAGAAGAATTAGAAAAAGACATAAAAAGCTATTTCGAATATTGTTCAACTAATAACCAGCCTTTTACAGTTATAGGCTTGGCTTGTTATTTAGATATGACACGAGAAACGCTTTGTCAGTATCAGAAAAAAGAAAAGTTTTCTGACATTATAAAAAAGGCGAAAGCTAGAATTGAAATGGATATTAATATTGGGTTGCTGAAAGGTCACTATAATGCTACTGGTGCTATTTTTAATCTTAAAAACAATTTTGAGTGGAGAGATAAGCAAGAAATTGACATAAACAGTACTACTCAAGATATCACTGATCTTTCTGAAAAAGAAAGAGAAAAGAGGCGGCAGGAGCTTAGGAAGAAACTCGGTGATAAGTAATGCTTGATCATGAAGAGTTTTATGAGCTAATAGAAATAGACCCTGATTTTAAAGAGTTAAAAACTTTGGAGGCCTATGATGACTTCTGGGAGTTTTGCCTTTATATGGATTATGACTTCTTTACGAAAAGGGAAAGCATTTTAAAAGGTGTTGCAAAAGCTTTTCAAGATGTAGAGGATGGCAAGATCAATTTGCTTTATGTTGCTATGCCTCCAAGAGCGGGAAAGAGTTATATAACAACACTCTTTAGTGCCTGGTTATTAGGGAGGCATCCAGAAGAAGCTATTATGAGAAATACAGTTACAGAGGCTCTTTATTCTAAGTTCTCTGAAGATTTAAGGGATATAATGCAGGGCCAAAGCCATAACAACAGATATAAAGACATATTTAGCCATGTAGCCTTTGCTACGGAAAAGGTGTCGGGCTGGAAACTTAAGCAGGCAGAAACAGGAGTCAGTTATTTCGGCAGTGGTGTTGGAGGGTCTATAATCGGCTTTGGTGCTACTCTAGCAGCTATACTTGATGATAGTGTAAAGAACGCCGAAGAGGCCATGAGCCAAACAATAATGGATAAAAAATGGAGCTGGTACACATCCACTCATAAATCAAGAGTTGAAAAGAATGTTCCAGAGATCCATATTGCTACCAGGTGGAGCTTGAACGATATACCAGGCAGACTCATAAAACAGAAAAAGTTCGAAAAAAATACAGCTACTAAAATAGAAATACCAGCGCTTGTTAATGGCAAGTCTTTTTGTGAGGATGTAAAAACCACTGAAGAATATAAAGAAATTAAATCGTCTATACCGAGTATTATCTGGGATGCAGAATATATGCAGAATCCTGTTGAAGCTAAAGGTCTTTTATTTCCAGAAGAAAGTTTAAATAGATTTAAACTAAAAGACTTAAATGAGAACCCTGATGCTATCGTGATGGTTGGAGATATTGCAGACGAAGGCGATGACAGTTTATCTTGCCCAGTTGCTTATATTTTTGGTCATAAAGCTTATATCGTAGATGTAATATTTAATTCAGAAGACCCGATCGAGGTCACCCAACCAATGACGGCTGCGTTAATAGATGAATACAAGCCGGACTTAGTCCAGTTCGAGAGTAACAATGGGGGCAAAGGTTTTGCTTTAACCGTTGCTGATCTAGTGCAAAACAATCGAACTCAGGTTACCTGGGAAAGAACAACCAGCAATAAACATACAAGAATTTTGATGAAATCGGGTTTTGTTAAAAACAACTTTTATTTTTTAGATTCTGATGACATAGAACCAGGCAGTGAATATGACAGATTTATCTCGCAGTTATTGCAATACAACAAAGTCGGAAAAGTGGCTCATGATGATGCTCCTGATTCAGTAACGATGTTAGCTGAATTAATCAACCCAGATCAGTACCAGGAAGGCGAAGACACAATTATTTATGACGATCGAGTTAATATAAGCCCGTTTTAAGGAGGCAGAAAATATGGGATTGTTAGATATTTTTAAGGAAACAGAAGAAAAACCTAATAGCCAGGGGCTGGAAAATACTATTAGTTTCTTGCAGGAAAGGCTGGCTGACTTAGAACTGGCTTTAGAAGATAAGGATTGGATGCGACTTAACCAGGCAGAAAGCAGGGAATTTAGTCGGGAAGGTCTTGAAAAAATTAACAAGTTAGCCAGAATGTATTGGCTTAAAAATCCTCTTATCAAAAGAGCTGTGGCAGTTCAGACTTCTTATGTATTCTCAAAGTCTATTGAAATCAGTTCATCAGATGATGATGTGCAAGAATTTATTGACCAGTTTTGGGATGATGAGAAAAACAAAGCTGAACTTACCACTCACCAGTCGCTCATCCAAAAAGAAAATGAGATGCAGATATTTAGTAACATATTTTTTGTGTTTTTTACTAACTTTTCAACCGGCCACACCACAGTAAGAACAATCTCTGAAGATGAGATCAAAGATATAGTTTGCAACCCCGAGGACTCCAAAGAAGTATGGTATTACAAGAGACAATGGACTCAAAGAAAGCTTAATACCAGTACAGGCAACTATGAGACAGAGACCAGGACAGCTTATTATCCGGATTTTAGATACGACCCTGAGCCTAAGAATAAACCTGACAAGATAGGACAACATAAGGTGATGTGGGATAACCCGGTCTATCATGTTAAGGTTAACTGCTTATCTGATATGAAGTTCGGAGTATCTGAAATTTATGCGGCCTTTGATTGGGCTAAAGCCTACAAAGGTTTTCTTGAGGACTGGGCGACAATCGTTAAGGCTTTATCAAGGTTTGCCTGGAAGAAAAAAGTCAAAGGTAGCAAGTCTAAAGTTAATCAAATAGCAAAAAACTCTAATACAGGCATTGGCAGGAATGGATTTAGTAAAGAGAACAACCCACCGGCAACTACTGGCTCCACTTATGTAAGCAATGAAGGCGTTAGCCTAGAGCCTGTTAAGACTCAAGGGGCAACAACTAAGGCTGAAGATGGCAGGAGATTGCTACTTATGGTCAGTGCAGCCACAGGTATATATGAGCATTATTTCGGTGATCCATCAACTGGAAACTTAGCCACCTCCAAATCAATGGAAAGGCCGATGGAGTTAATGTTCAAAGAACGCCAGAACTTATGGCATGATGTTTTTGAAAATATTATTAAATTCATTCTAACTCAATCTTATGAAGCAGCTAACGGTATTATTACAGATGAGCCGGCAGAACTCATGAAAACTGTAGATATAACAATGCCAGAGTTACTTGAAAAAGATATCAGCAACAAAGTAGATGCAATAATAAAGGCTGGTACTTTAGATGGCAAAAGACCAGTATTAAATACCGAAGATATTATGAAAATGCTTTTAAGGGAATTAGAAGTCGATAATATAGACGAGATCATTAAAAATATACCTGAGGCCAAAAGCATACTACCTGATATGGGTGATAATACAGACCCCGAGGAAGTAGAAGAACGGCTTGATATGGAGTTTGTAAGCGCTGTTAATGAGCTAAGAGAGTCGGTTATTGAAATACTTAAGGAGGATGGGTAATGTGTAAAAAACACCAACTTCTTGAGTCATTAGATCAATTTATTGAGTCAGTTCACATTCAGCAAAGAGATAGGGCAGTTCGCAAAGTTGCAAACGATGTTGAAGAGGGTTTCAAAGACTATTTTAGAGAACAAGAAAAAAGATTTTTAGAGTATTTTGAGAAACACAAAAACCGATTTAAAGAGTCTATTTCTGAAGATGAAATTAATAGAATTATGAATGAGGTAGCTTTTGAAACAAGAGAACAAGGCAAAGAGGTTATTAGAAATGCAGCTGGTCAATTAATGCTTTTTGGAAGAGATCAGTTAATCTCTGAAATTGGCTTTGAAATAGATTTTGATCTAGATCATCCAAGGGCGGTTGATTTTCTCAATAAGCACGCCGCTGAACAGGTGACCAATATTGATGAGACCACACGTGACAGAATAGCAACAATTGTCACGCAAGGCACCGAGGAAGGCTGGTCCTATCAAAAAATGGCCAAGGAAATAGAAAACAGATTTGAAGAGTTTGCAGTTGGTCGGCCACAGGAACATATTAGATCAAGGGCTGAGCACGTGGCTGTTACTGAGACTGCCATAGCTTATGAGGAAGGATATAACGAGGTTGCTGAAGAGATGCAAAACCAGGGTTTGCAAATGGAACATTACTGGCAGGATGTAGGAGATGATAATGTTTCTGAAGGGTGCGAAGAAAATAATTCGGTTGGTTGGATTCCTTTAGATGAAAACTTTCCTTCAGGTGATCATAATCCGCCCCGGTTTCCTGGGTGCAGGTGTGCCAGTTTAGTCAGACGAAAACGAAGGGGGTGAGTAAATGCCAGATACAAACTTAAATATAAGACATAATTTAGCTGAATCAGTTAGCCGCAATGATAATCTATTCAAATTAATCTCTCCCGGCTGGGGTACAAGCGGATACTATTCCACTCAAGTGCTTAAAGAAGATGGTCCCAAAGTTTTCACTTCTGGGTTAAAGATGTATTGGAACCACCCTACCAAGCATGAAGAACAACAACGGCCAGAAGGCGATCTTAGATATCTTGCTGCTGAATTAACTTCAGATGCCGAATATATGGAAAATGGACCTGAAGGACCTGGGTTATACGCCAACGGAAAAATATTTGAACAATACAAAGAGCCAATCAAAGACATGGCAGAACACATCGGACTATCGATCAGGGCCGGCGGAGAAACTTCACCAGGTGAAGCAGAGGGCAGGCGAGGGCCAATTGTTGAAAAAATAAGCTATGCTAAGTCAGTTGATTTTGTCACTGAAGCAGGGGCGGGAGGCGAAATTGTCGAGTTGTTTGAGTCACTAAACCCCCATAATAAGAGAGGTGTAAAAATGGAAGAAGCCACAAAAGATGAAGTCATACAACTTATAGCAGAAATGTGTGATGAAGAGTATGAGGAAGTAATGAAGATGGAAAAAGACGCTTTAAAGCAGGCTATAGACCAAAAGTATAAAGAAAAATATGACGATAATGACGAGGAAATGGATGAAGCTCACATTAAAAAGAACTTTCCAGAGATTGTGGAATCTATTCGCAAGGAAGAAAAAGACAAACTATACGATGATAAGGGTAAACTAAAGGAGGCAAAAAAGATGAGTGAAAAGCAGATACAAGAATTACAGGAGTCTCTTAATGAGGCTAATACTGAAAAAGAAAAATTAAAGGAAAGGTTGTTGCTAAAAGAAGCCAAGGATATTGTATCCTCCAAGGTTTCTGAAGCCGATATTCCCGAGATAACCAAGAATAGATTAATTGAATCATTAAGCAAAAACCCTCCCGTCACAGATGGCGAAATAGACACCGAAGAATACGATACAGCAATAGACGAGGCCATCAAAGAAGAAGTCAATTATCTAGCAGAAGCGGTACAGGCAGGAAAAGTCACTGGCATGGGAGATTCTGATAAAGGCGAAGAAGATAGTGAGAAAGTTGACGCAGAGTACAAAGAAAGCCTATCAAAATTAGGAATATCTAAGGAGGTATTATAATGGCTAAGAACACCAAACTTTATAGAGCTGATAATCTTGAATTAGAGGTTGGATCAGGAATAGAATCCGGCGATGCAGTAGCAGTCGGAGATATTGTTGGAGTTGCTCTTACTGATGCTAATGATGATGATATTGCAACAATTCGGACTACAGGGACAGCCACTTTTAAAGTTGAGGCAAATGATGGAGATATTGAGTTAGGCGACATTGTTTATTATGATAATGGTGATATAGTTGGCGACGATACTGGAAATGTTAGATTTGGCTATGCACTAGAAGAAGTTGGAGACGGAGAAACAGAAGAAATCGAAGTCAAGATAGGATACTAAACTAAATTATAAGGAGTGAATAATAAATGGCTAAATTTCTTGAAACAATTGAGAAAATAGAAGTGGCTCAAAAAGAGTCGATTAGTAATATAGTTAATAAATCTGATGGTATGCCAATGAGTCAAATTCGCAGAATGAATAAAAAGTCAGATCAATACAAAAAGGAATTAACCGAAGCCGCTAAGTTATTACAGGGTGTAATGGGAGGTTCTTCCTGGGCGAAAGCTACTTTTGAAGAAGCTATGACTACATCTGATTTTCCTCTGTTATTTGGGGATATCATTGATAGACAGATACTAACAGGCTACGAAGAAACTCCGAGAACATGGAATAATTATATAAGAGAGGGGACAGTTCCAGATTTCAGGCAAGTTAAGCGTCATTATATAGACGGCGGCGAAGGCACTCTTGATGAAGTCGGGGAAAAAGGCGAATATAAAGAGCGCTCAATTTCTGAAGGGGATTACACCTATCAGGTTGCTAAATATGGTAATAGATTTAATTTCTCCTGGGAAACAATGATTAACGATGACTTAGGAGCTTTTCAGGATGTACCTGCCAAGTTTGGTAGAGCCGCAAGGAGAACTGAAGAAAGGTTTGCCACCAGTCTATTTGTGGATGCTGACGGACCACATACTGACTTATTCGACGCAGCCAATACAATCGATGACAACCCTGAACTAAGTATCGAAGCTCTTCAGGAAGCGTTTCAGCTAATCAATGAGCAGACCGATGAGGACGGAGAACCTATTGTGTTTGATAAGATACACTTAGTTGTTCCTCCTGCCTTAGAGATCACTGCTCAGAATATCCTGAACTCTACACAGTTAGAGATAACAGGTAACTTAGGTGGAGGCTCATCTGACCAGAAGCTTATTACAGCTAACTGGATAAGAAATAGGGTAGAGTTACACGTCAACCATTACATTCCAATAATCGGAACTGCCGGAACTGTTGGCCAGGACTCCTGGTTCTTATTTGGAGACCCACAAAACAACAGACCAGCTGCCGAAGTTGGATTCTTGCAGGGCTACAGAGACCCACAGGTCTTTATGAAAGCGCCTAATGCAATGCTTGTTGGCCAGAACAATCAAGATCCAATGCTTGGAGACTTCGAGTCCGATAATATCCAGTATAAGGTTAGGCACATACTGGGCGGTACTCAAATGAGTCCTAAGGCGGTAGTTGCTTCAGACGGTTCAGGCTCTTAATCAATAATCTGGGAGGGGCAACCCTCCCTTTTATAATATGGGAGTGATTATATGGATTGGCGCAATAAGATTATTTATGAATTAAGAGATATTAATGACAAGTTAGACAGACTGATCCCGGATGAAAGTGAGCATAATCTAAAAGAACCAGCAAAAAAAGAGAAAGTGTATAGCTGTGATAAGTGTGATTTCACGACAACGAACCGCCACAAATACGCAGCACATGGAAATAAACACAAAGATTAAGGCGGTGATTAGATGTCAATAACTACAGACCCCACAACTCAAATAGGAAAAGTTAGAATATTGACAGGTGATAAGTTTGATGAGGCGGTTTTTATGGAAGACGATGAGGTGCAGGTATATATAGATTTACATGAAGATATCAGAATGGCTGCAGCCACAATGCTTGAATCTATGGCCTCAATGGAAGCAGTTATTCAGAAAAAGATTAATCACCTTGACCTTTCTACAGACGGTCCGGCAGTCGCTAAGGCTCTAAGAGATCATGCAGAAAGATTAAGAGAAGAAGTATATAGCGAGCCTGCTGAGGCAATTTCTGAACAGGTATTTAATAATGCCACTTACAGGGAGTTTGTCTGGAATGAAATGTTAAGAAGGAGTGGTTGATATGGCAAGGATGGATATGATTCATCCACAATTTCTTAATAGCATCCCCGAACAATACCCTGATAAGTGCGATATCTTAGAGCCGGCTACTGGCACAGATGATTGGGGAGAACCAATTGATGATCCGGTTGTATTACTTGCAAATCTTGACTGCTTAATTTCTGCTGACGGCGGAGATGAAAGAAAAAGAGATGACAGCACCTATGTTGAAGCTGATTACTATATATCTCTAAAAGGATATTACCCGGATATTAAAGAGAATATGACTGCAAGAGTTAACGGTAATGATTATAATATTACATTACCCGAACATTCCAGCAGGTCCAAAAGGACAAGGCTTGCCGTGGAGGTGGTTGAATGAAAGTCACCGGCACCAAACAGGCTAAAGAAGCTTTTAGAAAGCTAGAAGAAGGCACGCAGGGGCGCAATATGGTTACTGCCCTTAGAGCCGGAGCACTGACAGTTTCTAATGATGCTAAAAGGCGAGCACCTTTTTTAACAGGTACTTTAAGGCGGTCTATTCATACGCTCTTACAAGAGATAACCAAAGACACGGCCACAATAGCCATTGGCACTAATCTAGAGTATGCGAGACGTATTGAAATGGGTTTTAGTGGTGTTGACAGTCTAGGTAGAAGTTATGATCAACCACCAAACCCATATTTAAGGCCGGCGCTGGAAGAAAATAAAGCCAGAGTCGAGCGAGAAGTTAGACAGGCTTTTGCTGATTTAGTTAGGCAGGTGAAGTAAATGAGTTTAGAGGTTAACCTTAGATCACATTTGATTCAAGAAATAACAGAGGTAGAGGGCAGGATATATCCCCAAAAGTTACCCCAAGACCCGGATTTTCCGGCAATAACTTATAATCTTATTAGCACCAACAGAAGCTATAGTCATTCAGGCGACACTAACACACCTGTGAAGTTGATACAAATTGACTGCTGGGCCGATAGATACGGACCAGCCAAGCAAGTAGCTGCTAAAGTTGTTGCAAAATTATCGGGTTATTTAGGTCTAGTGAGTGAGACAGAGGTCGGTCAACTACATCTAAGTAATGAAATGGATGATTACAATGAGGATACAGGATGGTATAAGATACCGCTAGACTTTAATTTTGGATATTATGAATAAGGAGGGAGGTATATGAGCAGAGCAAAACTGGGGCAAGGAACTAAATTATTGATATCAGATGGCGAGCCTATACCTACCTTCTTTGAAGTTGCAGAGCTAACTTCGATAGGCCAGAGCGGAGTCGAGGCGGATTCAATAGACTGCACATCACATAGTAATTTCGAGGGTTGGAGGCAATTTTTACAGGGCTTAAAAGACACCGGCCGTGTAGAAATAGAAGGCAACTTTGTAACTAATGAGGATGATTTTTTTACAAATAAAGAAGAACAGTCAATTGTAGACCAGTTGTTTAATGCAGGCGAAATAAGATTAATGAAACTAGCATGGCCTATGGGTAATAATAAGTTTTTTGTGCAAGAGTTTGAAGGGTTTGTATCTGAAAGGAGAAGCCCATCTGCTGCTTATGATGATTTAATAGATTTTAGTGCGCAAATAAAGATCGCACAAACCAGGTTAGAAAAAACTTATAATTCTGAAACTGCAGCAGATATAGATAGCACTTTTAACGGAGATCAAAAAGTAAGTAAAAATAAAAGTGCAGCGTTTTTGATGGAATTGTTGTTTGGAGTTAGAGGCGACGAGGTGTTAAAAGATAGTTATACAGCATTTGAACACCAATTATATTAAGGAGTGATTATTAATGAGTGCAAGAGCACAGTTTGGTCAGGGTACAAAATTATTGATATCAGACAGAGACGAATCAGAACCGTCTTATGTAGATGTTGCAGAACTTACTAATATTAGTGGATTAGATGCCACAGCAGATGAGATAGACTATACATCTCATTCTAGTTACGAGGGTTGGAGACAGTTCATCCAAGGTTTAAAAGACGCAGGCGGTTTGGATATTGATGGTAATTATGTAACAGATGAAAGTTTGCTTAACTCGGGTGAAGGACAGGATATTATTGATGAGGCTTTCAATTATGGTGGCCATATACCGATGGCTATAGCCTGGCCTGTTAAAGGCAGCAGCGACTATTTAGTTTTAGAGTTTGTTGGTTTTCTTACTGCACGCAGAAACCCTTCAGCTCCAGTCGATGATCTAATAGATTTTTCAGCTACAATTAAGGCTACTGGTTGGATACCTGATACACCGACAATGGAGGATATAGATACATTAGACCCAAGTTCTAACCCAGCATTGCCGGAAAACTTAGAATAAATTAAAAGAGGAGGAATTAATTGATGCTATCTAGAGAAGATATTATTAACATTGATGATGTACAGACAGAGGAAGTAGAAGTTCCTGAATGGGGCGGCAAAGTTACAGTTAAGGGCTTATCAGGATTCGAAAGGGATAAATATGAGCAATCAATGGTCGAAGGCCAAGGCAAAAATACTAGACTCAATATGAAGAATGCACGTGCGAGGCTAGTTCAAGCTTGCATGGTTGAGAGAAAAGACGGACAGCTAAAACCTATATTTGATCAGCCAGGAGATATTAAACGTCTTGGCAAAAAATCAGGAAAAGCTTTAGATCGAGTATATAATGTGGCAAGAAAACTGTCAGGTCTTTCCGAGGAAGACATGGATGAATTGACAAAAAACTCAGAGACCGCCCAGAGCGAAGATTCTATTATCGATTAGCAAAGGAGTTAGGTGAGCCGTCTGTTGACACAATGCTTAAAAAAATGTCATCTAAAGAGTTAACTGAATGGGCGGCTTACCAAAAATATGAACCTTTTGGCGAGGGGCGGGCAGATTATCGGATAGGTTCTTTAATGGCGCTTATTGCTAATGCGATATCAGGTAAAAAAGGTAAGAATTATAAGCCTGAAGATTTCATACCTGAGTATGGCCCTAAAGAAACGCAGACTGCCGAAGAACAAATGGCAGCCATGGGAATAGACTTAAATAAAGTAAGGTCACAGTTGGTAGATAAACACGGAGATCCACTATAAAGGTGGTGATATAATGGCGACAATAAGTACTCTGGCCGTACATCTAAAGGCCAAGACATCTCAATTTCAACGAGATATGCGAAATACTAATAGACAAATAGAGCAGTTTGAGGAAAACACCGACAATGCCAGTAATGCTATGGAAGCTTTTGGCAAGATTGCTAATGTAGCGACTGCTGGTGTGGCGGCATTAACTGGAGCAATTGCAGCAGGAATTAAGAAAACTGCTGATTTTGCTGATCAGATAGATAAAACTTCAATGATGGTCAATGCCTCAACCGAAGGATTTCAAGAAATGCGTTTTGCCCTTCAGCAGGTGGGTGTGGGCCAGGCTACAATGGTTAGGTCAATGGATAGGCTCAACCAAGCAGTAGGCCGTGCAAGACGAGGAGAAGAAAGATATATAGAAATTATGAAAGACGCAGGATTTACACAGGCCGACCTGCGAGACCAGCACCTAATGACCGAAGAAGTATTTGTGGACACAATCAGAAACTTAGGAGACTTGGAAGATAGTTACAAGGCTACAGCTATTGCCGGAGAAATATTCGGTACCAGAATGTCGAGGCAAATACTCCCGGCTTTGCAGGCCGGAGAAGGAGCCCTCGAGGAATGGATCGAAAGGGCAAAAGAATCAGGAATTATAATGGATGATGAGCTAATAAGAAAGTTTGTTTACTTCAGAGATGAACTTAATCTTACCACTCAATCATTTAGGATGGGTGGTAGAATGTTAATTGCACAATTTCTACCGGCTGCTACAAAGTTATTGGAAAGAGTCCAGAGCCTTACAAGCTGGTTTTCCAACCTTGATGATGAAACCAGGGAGAATATAGCCCGCTGGACTATGATAGCAGGTGGAATAATGGGAGTTATTGCCACAATTAATATATTAGGAAGAGCTATGCAGTGGCTTGTTATACCGATAATGAAGCCAGTAATAGCCTTAGGCATACTTGCAGCTAAGTTGTTATTACCAATAGCGACGCTGGGCTTATTATATAAGGCCTGGCAAGAAGACTGGGGAGGTATAAGGACTTATCTCGAAAACACTTATGATGAATATCTAGAACCTATATTAGAATGGCTGCATGAAAAGCTGCTAATAATAGATAACTTGTTGAGCGATAGTATTAATTGGACTATTGATCTTGCAGGAGATGCCTGGTATTGGCTTACAGAAACCACAATGGAAGAGAAATTAAACGACATTCGCAGATTAATGGAGATTGGCTGGGATTGGTTTGTCGGTATAGTAGGCGGAGCCTGGGAGTTTTTAAAAGAGATAGAATTATTCGATGGCAAAGTAATAAAATCTACCTGGGAATGGACTATTAGATTAGCAGAGTTTTTGGCAGATCCCACAGGTATTACAGGCGAATTAGAAAATATGTTCCCCAATTGGAACTTTTGGGAGTTCCTTGAAGATAGGACAGGACTGAAAGCTCCATGGCTTGAAGATGCCCAGAGTGGCCAGTCAATGCAGGAGGGTATGACATTAACCGAACAGGACAAAAAAGATATAGCCCTTATGACAAGGCTTGAAGCAGGCAACCAGCCCTTTGAAGGTCAGGTTGCAGTGGCTGAAGTTATATTGAATAGAGTTTTAAGTGATGATTTCCCGAACACTGTAGAAGAAGTAATAAGGCAATCAGGCCAGTTCGAGCCTCTGCCTCAGTGGGAACAGTTAAGAGACGAAAATATTAATCTTGCTCAACAGATGGAAGCTTTAGAGCAGGCATTAACTGATAACGTTGTTGGAGATGCAGTCTTTTTTGCTAATCTTGATATTGTAGCAGACAGAGGCGTTATGCATCCATTAATGCCAGGTGGCAGCGGCACTATTACATCTGTTATAGGAGATCATACTTTTGGTTTTGCGCAAGGCGGATATACTGGAGCAGGTGGTGCATCAAAGCCAGCTGGTATAGTACACGCAGGCGAATATGTCCTCCCTAAATGGATGGTTGATAGAATGCCTGCCCTTGTAAGTATGCTTGAAGATGTGAGGGGCAAAGGCTTTAAGTCCGGCGGCGGAGTTGGATTCCAGGCCGGAGGTTTAGCTGGAAGTTTAATCGGTGATGAAGGATTTCAAAACACTCTCAATAACCTTGCGGATCAGTTCGGTAGTTTCGAAAGTATATTAACCACTATGCAGGATGTGGGTAATTTAGTATTAGATG